ATATACAGGCGGGAATGAAACGCGCTTTAGGCAAAACATATTCTGGTGGTAGTAGTAAACAGGGGGAAATAGCAAAAATAGCGGGTTTCCCTACATTTTCTGCATATAAACAAAGTTTTATCAAATCAGAAAGCCATGAGAAAACCATATAAACAAGGCATATTTAATCCATTAAATCCTCAAAAATATAAAGGTGCTTATCCTATCATATATAGAAGCGGATTAGAAATGAAAGCCATGCGCTGGTTGGATTCAAATAATAGAGTTTTAGAATGGGGATCAGAAAGTATAGTCATTTCATATCAAAAACCCAATATTCGTACAGGTAAATTAACTAAACACCGTTATTACCCAGATTTTAATGTTGTATTTAAAACGGATAAAGGTATTCAAAATTATATAATTGAAGTAAAACCCCATAAACAAACAATACCACCACAATCACATGGTAATAAAAAAGCAAGTACTATATTATATGAACAAAATGCGTGGGTTACAAATACATGCAAATGGGCCCATGCTAAAGATTGGTGTGCAAAAAATAACTATAAATTTCTAATTATTACCGAAAAAGATTTAAGTAATGTCTAGAAACAAATACACCGTAGAGTTTAGAAAAGGCGTTTTAAATTATGCAGAAAAGTTTGGATTCACCTCAACTCTTAAGAAATTTAACATTACTGGAACAATGCTGTGTACATGGAAGAAAAACTGTGGAGAATCACAAAGGACACCTATTAGTGATAAGCATAAACAAGAAGTAATTAAAAGATGTAAGGAAAGATATTATAAAAACCGTAAGAAACGAGGTAAAGCTAAAGAGTACTATTTATTAAACAAGGAAAGAATAAAGAAGTATAACCAAGAATGGTATCTTAAAAGCAAGAACAATATATTGCTCAAACGACAGAATTATTATAGACAAAATAAAGACAAAATAATAGAACAACACAAAGATTATGTTTCACAAAAGTATAAATCAGATCCAATATTTGCTATAACCATGAGATGTCGAGCACGTTTATATCAATTGTTAAAAAACGGCAAACAAGACAAAACTTTTGACTTAATTGGGTGTACACCAAATCAAATAAAGGAACATTTAGAATCCCAATTTGTCAACGGAATGTCTTGGGAAAATAGACACAAATGGCATATAGATCATATCAAGCCTTGTTGTAGTTTTAACTTAACAGATCCTCAAGAACAACGAAAATGTTTTCATTATACTAATTTACAACCACTTTGGGCGAAAGATAACTATAAAAAGCATACAAAGATGGGTAAATAATTAAAGAAATCGGAGTGATTATGAACAGTCCATTAAAATTATTAATTGAACAGCCAACTTATGAATTGGATGTTATTCAAGAGGAAAAAAATAGAAACGAACCTCGCGAATTATTTATTCGCGGCCCATATCTTATGGCCGAAAAAAAGAATAAGAACGGAAGAATATATAGTCTTAACGAAATGACCAAAGAGGTAGATCGTTATACCCGAGAAATGATTGATACAAAAAGAAGTATTGGCGAATTGAATCACCCCACAAGTGTAGAAGTTAACCCGGAAAGAGCATGTCATTTAATTACTAATTTAAAACAAGATGGTAATATGTTTATTGGTGAAAGTAAGATTTTAAGTAATCCAATTGGCCAAGTTGTTCGAAGTTTATTAATGGACGGGGTGAAATTAGGAATTAGCAGTCGAGCTTTAGGCAAGTTAGATGAAAGAGGCGGGGTCAATCAAGTTAGTGATTTCCATTTAATTACAACGGATGTGGTTCATGATCCATCTGTACAGGATGCATATGTTAGTTCTATATTGGAATCTAAGCAATGGATTTTAAAATGTGATGGTTCTATTTGCGAATGGGTAGAAGAAAAACATAGAAATTTAGAACAAAATTGCTCGAAATTACCCAAACGTGATAAAGAATCATATTTGTTAGAACAGGTATTGTCATTTATTAATTCATTAAAAACGATGTAAAAAATGAATAAAATTTATATAAAAAGGGTAAATAATATCAAAATAATGGAGTATCTGTATGAAGGATAGGAAGTTTTTAGTAGAATTTATTAGAAATTTGAGTGAACGTGATTATTCCAAAGCACATAATTCACTACAAATGGCTATCAATGAAAAGGTTAAAAATCGTATTAAGAAGAACCTGAAAAATATGGAGCGAACCGTTTCATGTTAGTTAAATAGTTTAGGAGATATTATGAACATAAATGAAGTTTTAAAAAATATTGGTAGTGGGGGAGAACTTACAGTCGAATCCCAACAAGCTATTGTTGAAGCTTTCGAACAAGCTGTAAATGCAAAAGTAAATGAACGGGTTGAATTGGAAGTGACAAATGCTCTTCAACAGTTAGATGAAGATCACGCTCAAAAATTAACAAACCTATTGGAAACTATTGATAAAGATCATTCACAAAAGTTGATTAATGTTGTTAAGAAAATTGATGAAGATCATGCAGAGAAGCTTCGTACAGTTATTCGTAGATATAATACTATTATTCAAGAAGAAGCTGTCAAGTTTAGAGAAACTTTTACAGATGAAATTAGTAATTATTTAGAGCTGTATTTAGATAAGGTTGTCCCTGCACGTCAAATTGCCGAAGCAACAGAAAATACGCAAGCTCGTAGAATGTTAGAGCAAATTAAGAAAATTGTTGCTGTCGATAAGGCATTTATTAACGAAAATGTTCGTGAAGCTTTGAAAGACGGTAAAGATACAATAGATAGTCTTCGTGCTGAATTGAATAAGGTCATTAAAGAAAATGTAGAAATCAATAAGAAATTCAATACAGCCCATACCGCATTAATTTTGGAAAAGAATACAAGTTCTTTCCCAACTGAGAAACGTAACTTTATAATGAGGGTCTTAAAGGATAAGAACCCTGAATATGTGAAGGAAAACTTCAATTATGTAGTTGAGATGTATAATCGTGAAGAGAACGATAATCGTCAAGTCATTAGAGAGCAAGCGCAACAAGCTGCCGTTAGTAATCAAGTTGCCACTCCTAGATTAGTTCTTGAATCAATTAGCGACAATGCAACATCTGATGGGTCATATGATCCAGTGAACGGTTATTTAGAAGCCTTGGGTCGCGTCGACCTAGGTTCAAGAAAATAAATTTAAAAAAGAAGGAAAATAAAATATGAGTAGAGTAATAAAAGGTAGTCCGGCTTATATTGATCAAGATCGTGCATCCGCTTTGTTAGAGAAGTGGGATCCTATTTTGAGTTATGAGTCGAAAAACGTTAATGCAATTGAAGATGAGCAATCTCGTCTTAACACTGCAATCTTGCTAGAAAACCAAGAAAGATGGTGCCTTCGTGAAGCCAATATGGCTGGTAATGGTGGCGTCTTCGGTCCTTCATTGGCAGGTGCGCCTGGTCAGGGTGGCGCAGTTCCTGGTGGATCAGATTTTTACGCTGGCGGCGATGCCCGTTTGCCTAAAGTTCTTATCCCCATGATTCGCCGTACATTCCCTGAGTTGATCACAAACGAAATCGTTGGTGTTCAACCTATGAGTGGTCCTGTTGGTTTAGTATTTGCGCTTCGTTACAAGTACGAAAACGTCCCATTGGGTGGTGGTCGTAATTGTAGTGATAGTGATAAGGAATACAATGCAGAAGGTACATATAATACCAATTTATGTGAAACATCAGCCCATGGGTCTGCAACCCCGAATTGGGCTCGTGGAAAATCGGGTACAGGTCCTGAATTAGGTTATAATTACCTTAACACCGCATATACTGGCGCCTCGTCAGCCGGGCTTAGTGGCTTAGGGGGCGTAGGTGTAACAGGTACAGATTTTGATATGCTTCCAGAAGACGCCGGTGTTGCACAAATTCTTCAAAACTTTGAGTTCACTTCAAATATTCCTCAAGTTGTAATCAGCTTCGAGAAAACAGCTGTAGAAGCTGGTACTCGCAGACTTGCAGCTCGTTGGAGTGTTGAGTTGGAACAAGATTTGAAGAACATGAATGGTATTGATATCGATAACGAAATCACCAATGCAATGTCTTATGAAATCCAAGCTGAAATTGACCGTGAAATGGTTATGCGTATGGCCCAAGCAGCCCTAAACGCTGGCCCGAGTCAGGGATATAGTATTTGGAATGCAGCATCTGCTGATGGTCGTTGGCTTGGTGAACGTAATCGTGATCTATATGCTAAGATTGTTGTAGAGGCTAACCGCATCGCAGTGCGTAATCGTCGTGGTGCAGCTAACTTCATCATTGCAACTCCGCGCGTATGTGCGATTCTTGAAATGCTTCCTGAGTTCAAGATTATGCCTATGAATAGTACCGTTGGTACTGGTTCCACTGGTGTAGCTAAAGTCGGTAACTTAGGTGGCCGTTTCACAGTATATCGTGATACGCGTACAGATGCACAATACCTTGGTGGTGGTAGGAAATATGACGATACCAAATTTGGTCCAGCTCGTCGTCGTTCCAAGCCGTTAGAGTATTGCCTATTGGGCTATAAAGGTGCTGAATACTATGATACTGGTATTGTATATGCACCGTATATCCCCGTGATGGTACAAAGAACTATTGGTCCTAATGACTTCGCTCCACGCGTAGGTATTATGACTCGTTATGGTGTTGTGGATCACCTATTCGGTTCCGATCTATATTACCATATCATTATAGTTCGCGGTATGCGTGACAGTGACGACGGTTTCCAACCTGTTGGACGCACAATTCAATACATGTAATTTTAATTACAAATGTAACAATAAAGGGATTTTCGGATCCCTTTATTTTTTGCTTTAATGTGGATAACTTTAAAGGTGATATTTTTGTACTACAACATAAATAATTATATGAATAATATTATATACAAGGTGAATTGTTCTTTTTGTAACAATATAATGTATAGAAGAAAATATGATTTAAAACGCGTTAAACATGGAAGCTTTTGCAGTCCTAATTGTAAAAAATTATATTGGAAACAAAATAAGTTATATAAAGAATCAAAACCATATCGAATAATAAAGCTATCAGATGGAAGAATAAAATATTATACAGGTAAATCTTGGTCATATAGAACATTATGTAAATGTACACAATGTGGTAAAGATATATATCGAGAAAAACCTTTAGAGAAAAACTTTTGCTCAAATGAATGTAAATACATATATAGTGACCCAATTGGATCTAAAATCTTAGAACAAAAAGACAATAATTCGTTTTATTATCTATTGGGACTAATTGCAACAGATGGATGTATTACATATCCAACAGAAAAAAGTCCTAAAGTATCATACAATGTTTATATCGCATTAAAGAAAGAAGATAGAGGCGTATTGGACAAAATACACGACCAATTCGGAGGACAATTATATGAAAAGAAATTAATCTCTTGGCATATTAATAATAAAGGCTTTATAGAGTACTTAAAATCTATAGGATTAACTAGAAAGAAGTCACAAACAATGAATGTGGATAAGTTCTTTAAGTCACTCAATGAAATACAAAAAAGACATTTTATTAGAGGATGTGTTGATGGTGATGGAAGTGTATGTATCATGAAAGGAAATCAGCTTTGCATAAGTTTGGTGTCAGGTTCATATAATTTTATGAAGACTATAACAGATCACTTTCAAGACATTTTAAAGTCCAATAAAAGTATACATGAAGTTGAAAATAAAACCAAGAAATCTAAATGGTATCAAATGATGTTTTCGTTTAATCAATCGATAAAGCTAGGACATTATCTTTATAATAACATAACTGATAATGATTTGTTCATAAAAAGAAAATACGATAATTATATGTCAATAATAACAAATCCAAAACACTTAGAAAGGATCAAAAAAGTATTAAAATGAAATACTTAAATGAATTTAAAAAAGAAGTAGTGAAGTTCTACAAAACGCATACAATTCAAGAAACCAAAGATGCATATGGTGTATCTGTACATTCTATTTTAACCTGGAGTAATCCAGATACATTAGAAAGATCTAAAGAGGGCCAAAAGAAACATTATAGAAAAGTGAAAGACACTAAAGAATACAAAGAAAGACTTACATTTCGAAATAAACAAAATTATGCAAAAAATAAAGAGAAAATTAGATTAGAGAACAATAAAAGATATAAAAGGTGTAGAAGGAGATATATTGAACAAAATAAAAAATGGTATAAGGATAATAGGGACGAATTAAGAGGATATTATAGAAGAAGGCGTCGTAATCTATACAATACTGACATTAATTTTAAACTTAAAAGTATATTAAGAACAAGATTATACCATGCATTAAGGGGTATTAGAAAGAAACATGACACCATGGAATTGATAGGATGTGAGCTTTCTACACTTAAAGAACATTTAGAATCACAATTTAAACCAGGTATGTCATGGGAAAATTATGGAGATTGGCATGTAGATCATATTAGACCCTGTTCATCATTTGATTTAACAAAAAATGAAGAACAACAAAAATGTTTTCATTATAGTAATCTACAACCCCTTTGGGCACATGAAAATCTGAAAAAGTCTAATTTTATTGTTGTTTAACCTTATATATAGGTTATAATTTTATTATGTCTTACACATTTAATCCAAATTTACAAGAACGAAAATTAGAATGGGATCCAACTATTCCTATAGACTTCCCTGAAACCGATAGAATCAGTAATGATATAAATTGCAATATGTTAGACTTAATTGTTTGGAATGGTAATCCGTTAACTTATCATTACTTAAAGACACTTTCAGAGGGACAACGAGACGAAATTGCAAAAGATCTGTTGAATTTCTTTTTAAAATATGATTTCATGAAATATCAACAGGAACCTCAGTCTATAGAAAGACATTGGAAGAAACTATGTAAATCTAAGACCTTAAAATTAAATAAAAATAACGAATTAGACAATATTAGTCGATTAGGTGATAAGATATATAAGTACTTTTTCCCTAATATTCTTAAAATTCGTTCGGGAAATAGGAAATCTGTTTATGATTCCATTACTAATAAGGAAACATTATTTAAAATCATAAGAAATAGAGTAGGAAATACATTGTTATATAATACAAAAAACAGAACACCGCGTCAATGGCCGATGAATATAACTCCTGCAATGATAATACAAGGAGCTAAAAGTAGTGGTGTTGCCTCAATGGGGTCTATTTTTAAACCAATAGTGGCAAAAACAATATATTCACATCATGTTCAAGATAATCAGAATGTTTTGGATTACAGTTGTGGATTTGGTACACGTTTATTAGGTTTAATGAGTTGCGGTTTCAAAAATGTACATTATTACGGTTATGAGCCCAATACAGAAACATATTTAGGACTTCAAAAAATGGCAAATTATTTAGAATTTAATGATAGGGCTCATATAGAATGCAAAGGTTCCGAAGAAATTTCATTAGATATTCCGATACATTTCGCATTTTCATCTCCATGTTATCATAATGTAGAGATATATAGTGATGAAGAAACACAATGTTACAATAAATATCCAGATTACAATGAATGGTTGGAGAAATATTGGCGAAAGACTGTTAAAAATATAAAAAACTGCCTTGTATCTGATGGTATTTTTGCGGTTAATATAGGGAATACTTCAAATGAACGAATGCAACAACTTTCTAATGATTTTAATGATATTATATTGGCAGAAGGCTTTAAATTAAAAGACGTTTGGTGGATGAAGACTAATAAGTCCCATTTATCTAATAAAAAGATAACCCAAGAGATCACTAAACAAGAGGGAATATATTTTTATGGATTTAAATAAGATTTATCACGGCGATGCATTAGAATTAATAGAGAAAGATCCTCATTTATATGACCTTATTGTGTTACATCCGCCAGATCTAGCAGAAACACCTTATAACTTGGATGAATATAAAGTTTTTTTATATAAGATTTATAGAAAATGTGCGGATAAATTAAATTCTAAGGGTA